CTTCTTTTTTCCCGGGAGCCGATTATAGATCGGCATTCATGGAAGAGGTTCACAACCTGGCTTATCACGGTCAAGGAGGTTTTCCTATATCTGATGTTTGGGATCTACCGGTTCCTCACAGGAGATACCATATTCGTATGATAAATAAGCATATAGAGGAAAGAAACGAAGAAATGGAAAAAGCAAGAGGAACTAAAACTAATAGTAAATCTTTAGATAAACCTAACCTTCCTCCTAAGCCTACCTATACTACTAATATAAAATCTTAGAAAATAGATATTTATATCATATAAACTAGTATATGGCAACCAATCCAAAAGATAATATTGATATTAGTAAAGAAACTCTTACAGTTTTACAAAACTATATTAGAGCGCAGGGAGATTATAGAGATATAGTTAAAGATTCTGCTACCAGTATTAATTCATTAAATAAAGAACTTCAAAAACAAAGCGACGTTATATTAGATATAATTAACAAAGAAAAAGGTTATGCTAATCTTAAGAAAAAAGTAGCAGAATCTAAAGTTAAAGAATTAATTGCTGATAAAAAATTAAAAGAATTATCAAAAGAATTAAGTCTTAGCGAACAATTTAATGCAATACAATTAGTTGAAAATATAGAGAAAAAAATCCAAGCTGAAAAATTATATGAACAGGCTGTAAGATCTGGAAATGTATCTCAACAAAAGCAACAAAATGCTCAAATTGCTTATTTAGAAAAAGAAATAGAGTTACAGGAACAAAATATTAATGTTAAAGAATTAGAATATGCAGCTGCAGAAAGAATTGCAAGAACTCGAAGACAGGCTACAAAAGACATAGAAAAAGAAATAACCCTAGGTATGAAGTTAAAAAATACTGTAGGAAATGTATATAATAAAACTACCTCAGGAATAAGTGCTACATTAGGAGCAATAACAGGTAAGGGTGATGGTTTCGGATCAATGATAGATAAAAGCGTTGATATGCTTAAAATGATACCTGGAGTGGGCGGAGCAATAGGTGGATTAATAGGAGGAATGAAAGCTTTATTCGATTTTATTGTAGAAATCGAAGATAAAACAGTAAAATTTGGTAGAAATTTAGGATATTCTAGAGAAGAATCATTTCAAATAAGAAATAATTTTGCAAATATAGCAACAAGTAGTGGTAAATTATTACTTACTACTGAAAATTTGATGGAGGTTCAAACTGATCTCTCCCAGCAGTTACAAGTTAATGATATATTAACAGGTGAAATGCTATCTACTCAGGTTGAATTAAAGAAAGTAATGGGATTAACTACCGATGAAATGGGTGAGTTAGCCAAAACATCAATTATTTCAGGTCAAAACCAAAAACAGGTAGTAACAGGGGTATTAAGTCAAGTAGCAGGTTTAAAAGCTGCAACAGGGATATCATTCAATTATAAGCAAATTATAGGTGAAGTTACTAAATTAGGTGGTGTATTAGGATTACAATTTGCTAAATATCCTGAAAAACTTACTAAATCCTTATTAGTAACTAAGGCCTTAGGAATGGATCTTGCAAAAGTAGATCAAATTGCTGGTAATTTACTAGATTTCGAATCTTCTATACAGAATCAATTAGAGGCTCAGTTACTAACAGGTAAAAATATTAATCTTTCTAAAGCACAACAACTTGCATTAGATGGAGACACTGCCGGAGTTGCAATGGAATTAACAAAGCAATTCGGTTCAGCACAAGAATTCCTGGATATGAATAGGATCCAGCAAGAAGCTATTGCAAAAGCAGTAGGAATGTCAAGGGAAGATTTAGCAGATACTCTTAAAAACCAAGAAATGCTAACAAAACTTGGTGCTAAAGATACTGATAATAACCAACGTAAGTTAGAACTTGCTTTACAGCGATATAAAACAGAAGAAAATATAAACGAAGCATTAGGAGAAGGAGCATATCAAAATCTTACAGCTTTATCAGCTCAAGAAAAAATGGCTGCCTTAATTGATAAAGTGAAAGGAGCTTTACAGGATTTCTTAACTAAATCCGGAGTCGTAGAATATGTTACTGGATTAATAAATAAATTAACTAATCCGGAAAACGTAAAAGGCTTAGTAAATATGTTAAAAGAGGGAGTAGCCACTCTTGCTGATATGATTGAAGGTATAGCATATTCTTTATTAAATGTAGCTAATGCAATTACATTTGGTACTAATGATAAAATCCAGAGTATGATAGAAAAAATGGATGAATCAGAAAATATAGGTGATAAAATAAGAAGTTTAGGGGTAGAAAAAAATAGCGCTAATGTAAAAGATTTCGTTCTTAAGCCTTTGAATGAAGATACCATTACCATGGCCGGAGGTACAAAATTAGGTAGAACGGATGAAATGGTTGATTTATTAAAACAATTATTAAACGAAACTCGTCAAGGTAAGGTTATGTCAGTAAACATAGATGGTGCCCCGGTTGCAACAGCAGTTGCCAGGAACGCACCCATGAATTATGCTGCAAGTAACCTAGGTCCTAGACCTCTAAGATAATTATAAGAGATGGCATTAATAGAATTATTAAATAACGATCCTAAATTCTTCTACTATAGCGGGCAGGGTAACTTTACTCAAAAATCTATACCTTACGGTAATGATAGACAGGGTGGAGGTGATAGCGGCCAGCCTTTTCAACAGTTTCCTTTACCTGAAAATGCCGCACCGGCTACTTTAGAATTCTATGAATTAAATAAAGTAGGAAATGATTATCCGTTAAGAGGGGGATCGTCTATTAATTATGTATCTAATTTCGGAAACCCGTTACCTTTAACAGGAAAATACGATAGAGATAGAATTTCAAAATTCTTAAAAACATCTCAAGGTAATATTTTTTTAGCTAAACAAAAGCAATTACAATTTGCTAATCCTAAAATGGAAGTAGGAGAGGTATCATTACCTTTCGGACAACCGGTAGGCAACATAAGTCCAGGAGGAACAGAATATACAAGAGTATATAATGAAAGATCATTACTAGAACAGGTTAAAGTACAGGGATCAGGATTACATTATGATAGAATAGGAAATAAATTAATTAATCCTTTCTTTTATACATACGAATATACAGTTAAGAATAAAAAAGCTAGTGATAATAGATTATTTAATTTATATAAAACTAAAATTAGTAAAGATTTTTATGAAAATCCATCAATAACATATCAATTAGGTATATCTACTTTAGATAATTTATTATTTGAATATAACGGAGGTCCAGGTTCAGTAGGAGGTGACAGTACAACTACCATTCGGAGAACAGAAGACACTACACTAATTAACGAACCGCGTACCTTTAGTTATAATCAATTATCTAGTCTTAAAAAACTATCAGATGATGCTGATTCTAATGTAGAGTATAGTAATATAAGGCAGGATTTTAGAAACTTTGTAAGTGTTGATGAGTCAAGTGATTATTTAACAAATAGTATACCAGTAAGATATAAAATTGATAGTAAAAGAGGTACAGGAGATAATATAGGAAAACGAAATCCTGAGATAATACCTAAAGCTAATTTTAATCCTTGGGCTAATTTAGATACCCATATCCCAGATTTAATAAATTTTGGATTTGAGGCTATAGAGTATGGTGATTATAATACCTTTATACAGTTTAGAGCTTTTTTAACTAATTTCGGTGATAATCATCAAGCTACTTATAATCCTATAAATTATGTAGGTAGAGGTGAAACATTTCAGGTTTATAACGGATTTACAAGAAATGTAAGTTTTGGATTCATTCTAGCAGCACAATCTAAAGCAGAATTAATGCCTTTATATAATAAATTAAATGTTTTTGTTTCTCAGCTATATCCAGATTACGGAACTAATAGTTTTATGAGAACCCCAGTTGTTAAAATGACTGCAGGTGATTATCTTTATAGACAGCCAGGTTTCTTAAACAGTATAAACTTAACTATAGAACAGGATTATCCTTGGGAATTAGAATCAGGTAATGGGTCATATCAATTACCGCATGTTATTAAAGCGGATTGTCAATTTACCCCTTTACATGATTTCTTACCAAGAAGAATTACATTAAATACAGAAGACAGAATAGTTTCAGGTAAATCATTAATTAATCAAAATCGCGGAGTTAGTTTTAATGTTAATAAAAAAGTAAGCGAGACCATACAACAACAACAACTTCAGAAAGCAAGAGAAGAAGAAGCTATACGACTTCAGAACGAAGCAGAACAAAGGGCAGCAGTAGATTTTGTTAATAATAACCTGCCTGGATTTTTACAACAATTAAATAATGTATCTATTTGATAGAAATCAATAAATTATGCCTAGTAGATATCAATATATAAAAATTATAAAAAATAATATCGGTAAGAGATATTATACTAATAATATTTACCCGCAAATTCCTGTTAGCGGTAATGATTATTACGTTATTACTTCAGTAACAGATAGACTAGATTTACTGGCAAATGATTTTTACGGAGATCCTAGTTTATATTGGGTAATAGCAGCAGCAAATAATATATCCGGAGATAGTCTCGTACCAGAACCAGGAACACAATTAAGAATTCCGTTTGATATTCAAACAGCAATAAATGCATATACTAGAATAAATCAAAATAATTAGTTATGGCTGAAGAGAAGTTTACCAATATAATTGGCGTACCTTTTAAAGAGTACGTCAGTAAACAGTTAGATATTAGGGCTAAAAATATATCAACAACTATTGATAGAACTAATGATAATATTCTATTTCTAGCTAATAAAAATTGCTGGATAAAATTAACGTCGTTTGTAACCGTAGAGGGCGGATATGCTGGTAATTTAAGTGAATCTACTCCTCAAGGTACTTTTCTAGCTAGTAAATGGATATTATTTGGAGGAACATCATATATAGATGCATCTTTACAGGGTCCTGATGGAATATATACTAATAACTTAAGATACGGTATCGAAGAAAATCCGCAAATTTTAAATAATCCAGTTGCAAGCATAACTAACGGTGCTGCATATGGTCTAGGAGGAGTATCCCAGCAAGGATATAAAATAATGCCTGGTATCCAGTCAGCTAGAATCCAGCACATGGGTACGGCAGGTTCATTAAGATCAGCTACTATTAATTTATATGTAGGGAATAAACAGCAGCTGGATATAATAGATATGCTATATTTTAGATTAGGATTTAGCTGTTTATTAGAATGGGGTCATACGAGTTATTTAGATAATAACGGGAATATACAGTCGAATAATATATATCCAATAGATGTATTTGATATAAATACTATATCATCTAAAGAAGATGTATTATTAAAAATAAGCGAAAAAAAGAGAGCTTCTCAAGGTAATTATGACGCTATGTATGGTGCTGTAAGTAATTACGAATGGAGCATAAATACAAACGGAGGATATGACTGTAATCTAAAGTTAATGGGTTTAGGATCTGTTATTGATTCTTTAAAAATTAATCAAACCTTTAGTATGACCGACGGCGGGTATGAAGGTAGTACTCAAAATAAAGCTGACGGGATCACTCAACCTAAAGCCCAACCAACTACACCTCCACCTATACCTAAAGTTCCTCAAATAAAAGATAATCAAATCATATATCCTCAAACCGGTCAAAGTTATCAATTAGATGGTTCAGAAAGGGTAAGAATAAATTATAATGAACTACTTAAAGTTTCATTAGCGAGTGATTTTAAATACACATATTTAATAAGTAATCTAAGACCAGATACAAAATTAAAACCACCATACGTTATACCAGTGTCAACAAAGCTACCAACTCAAATAGCCTCTGTTGAATATAATGGTAAAAAATTAAATATTGATCAAATACCATCTTTAAAAAAATGTTTAATATCAAAAGAAAATAAATTTAAAATATACGATCCAGACGATGATACTGGTGCAGCTCTAAACTCATTTACTGAGGTTGATTTCCCAAATACTAATGAAAATACTCCTAGTGATATCACAGAAGCAGCTAAATTTAAAATTGAATTATTAAAATTAGTAAATGGTAAAAAAATAATCAAATTAACTAATGATTTAAAATTAAAAGAACCTAAGATTTTTAATATTAAAACAGGAGAAGTACAAGGTACATTTAAAAGTGACTCATATAGTGAAGCAACTTGCAATACTATTAGATTGACATATGAAATACCTTATGAAGATTTTATTAAGAATATTAATATATTAGAAGATCCATATTCTAATAGATCTAAACTTATTGGTACAGAGGATGAAGAAGCTAAAAACATAAGTTTTCCTGCATTAAAAAGTTTTTATTATGTTTACGTAACTGAATCACTTCCTAATTTAATAAAACCATTTAAAGTTGATGAAGGTACGTTGACGATTGATATAGGTAATGTAACACCTACAAATAAAGATAATACGTTAGATATTAGCGTAGAATTAAAAATAATTGATAAAAAACCTAATCGAGTAGGAGCGTCAGGTATTAGAAGAAATCAGGTTATAGCATTTATAACTGAAATATATAAAAATATAACTAATACACCTATAGAGAATAGTGATCTATATAATATTACCCAAGTTGAACAATCAGTAACTGAAACTGCAGCAGATAATTTTTTAAATGATAAAGGTACGAAAGATAAAGACGGTAATATAATTATTACTAAAAAATATACAATAGGAAGAATAGTATATAATTATGATCCCAGTAAATTTACTAATCAATCTAATACACCAGATCAAGCTCCTGAAATAGACCTAGGAATACCGGAATCTACCCTGCCAAAAACAATAACTAACAATATTGATAAATTCTTAATAGAATTAAGAGATGAAGCAGTTGCCAGAGGAACAGAAGGTAAAATAGATCTATATGATTTTATTACTAGTAAACTAAAAACTGGAGTATTGGATAAAATACGTACAGAAACAGAAAATGAACCATCACCTAAAACTAAATCTGAAATACCTACAGATCCTAAAAAAAGGCTAGGATACCGTATAAGGAAAGGATTTAATACTGAAATAATGGCAGAAAATCGGGATGATGTAGATAAAATACCCGATGTAGATTTTAGAGAATTATTTACTGCTTATAAATCTACAATAAGTGATGATTCAAGTCAAGGAGAAACATCTAATTATATATACATAAAATTAGGTTTATTATTATATTATATTAATAATAATAGTATTCTTTATGAAAAAAATGCTTTATCTGCAAAAGAAACTGCGTTAAAAAAACCATATATCTATATTGATTTTAACCCTAAAACAAACTTCTGCTTAACAACGAAATTTCACTTTTCTGTGGATCCTTCAGTTTGCTTAATCCCGGTTAATATATCCCAACAAGGATATAGTAGTTTATTTCAAAGTATTGAAATTAATAAAAATCAATTATTTAACACATCATTAGACGCAGTATCTAAATTTATTAATACAGGATTTAGTAATGAAACTGAAATAGACGAATCTAGAGGAAATATAATGAATATCGGTATAAATATTGATTTTATTATTAATACTTTATACGCTCAGCAAAAACAGAATGAAAAATCTAATTCTTATTTAAGACCATTTCTTGAAACTGTACTTGCAGAGATAAATAAATCTTTAGGTAATTTAAATAACTTTAGAGTAGGATATGATGATGAAGGAAATACTGTTAGAATTTACGATGATCAATACGTAAATCCACCGTCAGGTCAAACAACTATAGATACTAATTATACTACAGCTGGAATAGCTGCTATTCCGATATTCGGTAGAAATTCAATAGCAAGAAATATTACTTTAAAAACCGGAGTAAGCACGGCAATGAGTAATCAAATTGCCATAAGCTCTCAGGCAGGTAATTTAGGAGAATTAAATGAAGATGCTTCTTCATTCGGTAATATTAATAAAAATTTAACAGATAGATTAATGTTGGTTAAAGAAGTAGCTGATAATCCTAAAGATACAAATGAAAAATCAACAGGTGATATAAGTTCAGCAGCAATATTTAATAATCATATAGTTTCAATATATAACGGTTTTTTAAATAATAAAACTAATGCTGATATAGCTAAAAATTATTACAGTACAGCAGCTAATAAATTAAAGGCAGATACTCCATCAACATCTATAAAACCTGTATTACCTCTAGAATTAAATGTTACTATGGACGGTATAAGCGGGATGTCATTATTAGAAGGATTTATTATTCCCACTGATTTATTACCTATGCAGTATCTTACTAACGGTTTTTCTAAAGTAGGATTCGCAGTTATGGGTCTTGATCAGAGTATAGAAGGTAATCAATGGACTACGACTATAAAGGGTCAAATGATTAATCTCCCTGACTCAACCAAAAAATTAAGTAATGAATTAGGTGCTGCAGATATAGGAACTGCCCAAGGCTCTCGACAAACATCAAATAATATATCATCAGAACCTGTAGATATAGGTAATATTAATCTATCAGGAGGATATTTACAAATAACATATAATATATTAAAAACCGAAGAAGGCTTTAGAGAAAAAGCGTATTGGGATGTAAATGCTTATAGAGTAGGATATGGTAATGATAAGTTTATCGATAAAGATAATAAATTAAAATCCGTACAATCTAATACTGTAATAACTGAAGAACAAGGCAGCAAAACATTAATATATACTGTAAAAAATAATTTTGAACCAGGAGTAATTAAACAAATAGGTAAAGAAAACTGGGATTTATTAAACGATAATCAAAAGGCAGCATTACTAAGTTATGCTTATAATGCAGGAGCAGGAGCATTAAGTAATTGGAATATAGCTCAAGAGATAAAATCTAAAAATTATAAAGCTGCAGCTAATAATATTGCCAGAGGTCCTATAACAGGTGGAGGTAAAGTATATGATGTTTTAATAAAAAGAAGAAAAAAAGAATCAACTATATTTCTATCTTAAAATATTAACGTATGATAAAATATTTTCCAAAAAGTAAAATTATAACTAATCTCTATACAAAGGGAGGTGAATTTATTATAAACGGAAAAGAATATATAGGAGCGTATTATAAAACTTATAGCGGTAAAGTGTATTCTGGTAAAAATCCTATAAACGGTTCTTCACAGGAACTATCACCGTTAATAAATAATAATTCCTTATTTCAAGGTAATGTAAAATCTAAAGGAGGAATATTGGTAGATACAAATACTAAAAATTATATTAATAATCCAAATGTAACAGATGTTAATTTATATATTATACCAACTCAATTTTATCCTAAACCAACTACTAATGACTATCAGAAAGGATATATAATGAGATATTTTGCTAAAAAAAGAAACGATATAGGTTATGTTATTGAAATAAATAAAGAAACTTATCTATCTATTACAAAGCAAGATAAAGTATATGATTATGTTACATATCAGGCCATAGATGTATTCTGGCAGATAACCGGGCCTTTAAGAGATGATAGAAAAGATAAGCAGTATAAAATAGCCGGAATCATAGATACTAATAGAAGATTAGTAGAAAGTAAGGATAAGGCATTTAGAGGTTTAATAGAATTTATCGGAGATAAGTATGATAAATTTGCAAGACCAACTGCATAAAGTTGTTTATATGAAAATAATTTTATATATTATGTACAAATTAAGGTTATATGTTTTATATAGTAGAAACGAAAGAACAATTATTACAACTACGAACTAATGGGGACCCTTTTATTCAGATTATACTTTATAACAGTAATTATCATCCTATTAATAACGATGTATCTTTATTATATTATAGAAGCAATAATAAAGGTTATATTCTACCCCTGGATCATAGTGAAGCGTTTTCTCTTCAAAAAGAAGATATAGTAGAGTTTTTATCAAAACACGATAAAATATACTGCCTGGATAAAAAATTACATTCTTATTTTATTCCTTCAGAGAATCTTGTTGATATTAATTTTACTATTTTAGACCAGGAAAATGTTATACCTGATATGGACTGTGATACATTAGTTCATAGGGATTATTATAGAAAATATTATCACGATCCTAATATTAATAAAATTATTCCTATTTCAAAGCATTATGAAAAATGCGAATGCTTGTATGAATCAATAAAAAATTATATCGGTAAAGAATGCAATGATAATATTTACGATGATCTTATATCAGAATATAAAAAGGTAGAAGAGAAAGGTATTCTAATAGACGAAAAAACTTTAGATAAACACTTTGAATTAAACTGGAAACCTTATTCTATAAAAGATAATATTATACATACCTATTATAATCTTTATAATCTAACCAACCGTCCTACTAATTCATTTAACGGAATTAACTTTTTAGCTTTAAAGAAAGATAATAAATGTAGAGAGAGCTTTTATCCGTTAAACGATATGTTTATCGAATTTGACTTTGATGGATATCACTTAAGGTTAATTGCTGATCTAATTGGTTATCATTTAGATAATAAAGAATCAATACATACTATATTAGGGAGATTATACTTCGATAAAGAAGAAATATCTGAAGAAGAATACCAGCAATCTAAAACTATTACGTTTAAACAGATTTACGGAGGAATAGATAAAGAATATGAACATATAGAATTCTTTCAAAAGATTAAAGAATATATATGGAGCTTATGGAATCTATTCAAATTAGAGGGTAATATTAAATTACCTACCGGAAGAATATTACATAAAGATAAAAATGAGAACTTAAATCCTCAGAAATTATTTAATTATGTTATACAAAATTTGGAAACTAAAAGTAATGTTCTTATATTAAAGGAAGTAAATAAACTACTAGAAAATAAAAAGAGCTTTATATCATTAATCGTGTATGATTCGTTTTTAATAGACTTTTCAACTGAGGATAAGAAGGATATACTACTAGGGATAAAGAATATTATTAACGATTTTAATTTAACATCAAAAACTAAATACGGAAAGAACTACGATTGTTTAGTCAAAACCAACTATTTATAATGGATACAACATACACGTTTCAAGATATAATGAATAAGTTATTCTGCACTTTTACTTCAGAAGAAGGATTAGAAGATACCCTTAAGAACATCAAATCTCATTATTCTATCCTTTATAGTAAGATTTTTATTTTAGAGGCTAAGGATAGCGACGAGCTATTATGTACTTATAATATTGATCCGAATAACTCAAATTCAAAAATCATTCCAAATACGATATTACTTCATCGTAAAAAAGAAACGAATACTCTTTATACTATAAATGCTCTTAATCTTTTAATTAAAGAATTAAACGGCGGGGTTGTAGATTCTAACTACAAGATTGAATGGCCTGATTTTAAGAACACAGTTCTTTTAACTCAAGGTACAGACTTAAGAAAGTTAGAGACCAAAATCAACAAAATCGTATCAGTTTAATTTTTTTTAAAAGTAGTTGGAACTTATAGTTTAATTTACTATATTTAAGAATTACTATTAATCAAAAGTTACGCAAATGGATTTAAATCTAATCAAAAACAAGCTAGCATCATTGCAGCAAAAACAAGGCGGAGGTAAGAAAGACTTTTCTACTATCCTCTGGAAACCAGCTATCGGTAAACATTCAGTACGAATGGTTCCTTCAGCTTACAACAAATCATGGCCTTTTAAAGAGGTATTTTTTCACTACGGCATCGGCTCTCGTACAATGATCTCTTTGGTTAACTTCGAAGAAAAAGATCCTATCGTTGAATTTGCTGCTCAAATTAGCAAAAGTAATGATAAAGAGAACTGGCAACTAGCTAAGAAATTGCAACCTAAGATGCGAGTATTCGCTCCTGTTGTGGTTCGAGGCGAAGAAGACAAAGGTGTTCGCTTATGGGAGTTCGGAAAGGAGGTATACATGGAACTTCTAGCTATTCTAGAAGACGAAGATGTAGGTGATTTTACTGATCCGATTGAAGGTCGCGATTTAACAATCGATACTGTTGGTCCTGATCAATCAGGTCGTGCTTATAATAAAACTTCAGTTCGTGTACGTACCAAAATTACTCCTTTATCTACAGATGCTAGTGAAGTAAAAGAATGGTTACAGACCCAGCCTGAGCCGTTAACTATCTTTAAAAAGTATCCTTATGAGGAAATGAAAGAAGCTTTATTACAATGGTTAAACCCATCTGATGAAGTAGAAGAAGCTCCAACTACAGCACCGGTTGTAAAGGAATCTGCACCTAGTATGGTTGCAGCAGGAAGTGGAAATAAATACTCTATTTCAGCAAAGAAAAATGTTGACGATGAATTTGACAAGCTATTTAGCGATACCTCAGAAGCAGACGTACCAACAGAAGAAGATGACTTACCATTTTAATTTAAAGTAAACTATGGCTAAAACGAAAGAAGTATCTTTGAATGCTAGTGTATCGAGTGCGATAAACGGAAAGCATGACTTAGATAGATTTAAAAAAGGTAAAAACTTAGGAGGTGTTAGTGTTAAATTTAAAGACCAAGCTTGGATACCTCTATCCAATGCTTTTAGAGAAGCTGTATCAGTTCCAGGTATTCCTACAGGCCATGTTACCCTATTAAGAGGACATTCAGATACTGGCAAGACAACAGCTTTATTAGAGGCAGCAGTTAATGCTCAGAAGATGGGAATCTTGCCAGTATTCATTATTACTGAGATGAAGTGGTCTTGGGAACATGCCAAGATGATGGGACTCCAGGTAGAAGATGTAGTAGATGAGGAAACCGGCGAAGTGATTGACTATAAAGGTTTCTTTATTTACACCGATAGAAGTAGTATGAATACTATCGAGGATGTAGCTGCATTTATTAATGATTTATTAGATGAGCAGAAGAAAGGTAATCTACCTTATGATTTATGCTTTTTCTGGGATTCAATCGGTTCAGTACCGTGTAAGATGTCAGTAGAGAAATCATCTAATAATAATGAGTGGAATGCAGGTGCGATGTCGGTACAGTTCGGTAACTTTATCAACCAGCGAATTTTATTATCTAGAAAGACTAATAATCCTTATACAAATACTCTAGTAGCTATTAACAAGGTATGGGTTGCAAAACCTAATATGCCGATGGAACAGCCTAGGATGA